AAAACTTCTGCACAATCTCAGGAAACAATCCTTGTTTGTCACGGCTGAACCTTGCACCATTAGCTGTCACTGCATACTGGTCATCCATTTTATCTCGGCGTTCCAACATACCCTCAACAGTGCAGTCAACCATACCAGGCAATATCATTTCAGGGGACATGTTGTATTGCATAATGATTGACGGATACAGAGACGTAGCATCAAATGACATAACCCAATCATACTTACCAGGCTTAGGTTCCTGCACAAAGGCACCTTCAATACGTCTGCCCTCGGCACTTTTACGTTGAGGAATCATAATGCCTTTGTCCAGCAAGTGATTATACAACAAACAGTCCCACGTTCTAACCGAGGAAAAAATATCCTTAAAGTTTGCCTTGGCATCATATGTCATTGTAGCAATGAGCTCAATGAGTTTCATTTTATCCTCGAGCTCGTCAACAAGTTTAGTATCAATAATGTTGTAATCAATAAAGCGATTCCAATCATTTTCATAGAACTCCTTAAATGTGTCAAAGCCACTTTCAAGTTTGTTCTTACCTAGTTCGACCTCAGCGATGTAATCAAGTTTGTAGGACTCTTGTGCTGTGTAAGTAAACTTTTTGTATAGATCCAAATAGTCTAATTGTGAGACGCCTTTGATGTCATATGTTGTGACCTCTTTGTTATTCAAACGAATAGCACGACGTCTTGTCATATTGAAAGGACTCAAGGCATTTTTTGCATCATTACCAAACAGCCTGTCCATACGGGAGACAAGATAAGGAATATCGAAAAGTTCTAGGTTCCAACCTGTGATAATGTCAGGATATTCATTACACCACCATGTGCCAAACTTTGTTAGGAGTTCTTTTTCATCTTCACACGGCGTATAATCTACATCAAGATCCTTTGTCTCCTCACCTGGAGACCAGTTACCCTCACCCCACGTTTTAATCTCCTTAGTGTAATTGTTCATTACTGTAATAAGAAGTATTTTTTCCACAGGGTTATCCACATTCGGAAACCCGCCTTCTGCGGTTGTCTCGATATCTATAGACCAAATGGAAAGTTGGCTAATGTCAAAGTCAATCTCACCAGGATATTGTGAGGACAAAAACTGATAAGTCAAATCTGTCTGACCATAGATAGGATAGTTTTCAATCCCATCATACTTTTCCATAAAGTCTTTGCAGTCAGAGTTGGAATCAAAAACAACAGGCTTCAAGTTCTCGTCATAGAGTCCCTTAAAGCCTGTTTCATCCGCAGAGCGAACATACAATGTAGGTTGAAAATCATGGCGCGAATTGAACCGCTTACCATCTCGAACGCCTCGCAATAGGATCTTGTTACCATATTGCCAGGCCCATGTGTAGAAGTTTTGTTTCATAATCTAGTTATACTAGATAATAAAGGAAATGTCAATCCTTAATACGCCAAAAGTAATCATCCTGGTCACCTAAGCGATATTCATAACCATTTTCTACTTGATAAAATTCTGTAGAAACTTTGAAGTCAGGCATTTTAGGTTCAGGGGGTGTCAATGAATTATCATAAACACGCATACGATTATTAGGATATGCCGCATACTGACCATTATCTAATTCAATTATGTTGAAGGACTTATGTTCCTCTGGCACCTCGGCAGTGCTATAGTCCGGTTCGTCTGATTGAGCGTGATAATTATCTAACGTAAAACAATATGTGCCTTTGATAATCTGATGACTTCGTGTAAAAATTTCAAAGTCCATACTGCCAATAAATTGTTTGTAGATAGCCGTTACACCATAGTCCATTGCGTTCCAGAATTGCAAATCATTGAGAGGCAAATCTGGTTCGGGTGTCTTAGGCTCTGACACAAAAGCACTGATAGGCAACTTGTCAAACAATGCACCATACTCAGGCAGGTATGTTTCAAAATAGAACGCCCGCCCTGGTAATGATTTACATGTTACCCAATGTCCTTCTACAAACTCACCATGTCCTTCTTTATGGTCCATAAGATACTCCTTACGGACATAAACTTTATTGTTAGGTAGGTTGCAAAGTAATGTAGACATTAAGTCACCAACTTAGGTTTTTCAGGAACAACAACTCCTGAGCCATATGCGGCATTATATTCATTCAACAAACTAGCAGTAGGTTTCATCAAAGCAACTATATGCCCAGGCATGATTTGAACCTTGCCTCCATCTGCATATGGTGCGTAGGGTGCAAGACCGATACCAAATTTTTGTTCATTGTTTTGATCTGGGATAAGCATAATTACTGCTGGAGTTTTAATTTCAATGAAGGTGCGACCTTCAACTTCCACATCAGTAACTTCGCCAATGATTTCCTCACCTGAGGATAGTTTCACAATTTGTGTCATAATTAGTCCTTATAATTTAGGGGAGCCTTTGTGGCTCCCCCTTATTTATACTAGTCCTGTAGGAACTGTTTGTCATCATCACCAATTTCATTAATTTTAATTTCTCTTGGCTTGCGTTCTTCTGGGACAATATGTTCGAGATAAATCTTCAACATGCCTTGCACGAACTCCGCACCTGTCACTTGAACATCTTGATTGAGGGCGAAAGTTTTTGTAAAGTTCCTTGCACCAATACCCTGATGTAAGAATTTTCGTTCATCCGATTTACCTTGCATACCTTGAACAACAAGTTTATTTCCCTCTGGAACCTGAACAAGTGAAAGTTCCTCGTTAGTAAATCCAGCGGCGGCAAACTCAATTGTATATTTGCCGCTGTCGTTGTCTATAATATTGTAAGGCGGATAATTGTTTGAGAGTTCAGCTACCGTATTTAAGTTATCAAATACTCGGTCAAAACCAACAGTGAAAGGGGAAACTGAATTTGCGATCTCAGACAGATCGCGTGCTTTAAATTTGCGAACAACCATGTTCATCTCCTTAAATAAGCGAGTTAAATTATAGCGACCCATCAGGCATCGCTACATTATATATAGTTACTTTTTTGAAAAAGTCAAGGCTTTTTGGTTATTTTTTTCTACCAATATTATATTTGGTAACCAGTTCCCAATCGCCTTTTTCCTTGTATGAGATAATTTTTATGTGGCTCATTGGGGCGTGATTCTCATGTATTTCTTGGCTCATGATTTCTAACAGGCCCCAGTCCGAAAGAAGTTTAGCGATTGTATTTCTACGCTCAAGGTCAGCGTCTTCAAAGTCAGCATCCTTGCCGTCAAGGGCAAAAAGTTCTTTAAAGTGTGTGATAAAATATCTACCTTGTTTGTGTAGAATATGGCAGGATTGATAAAGGACTTTTTCTTTACGAGAAGCCACGCCGATGCGTGAAAGGGTTTCTCTTATCTTGAGAAAGTCATCTGAATTTTTTAGTTTGATTTCCAATGGGGCATAACCAGGATAATCAATATTGAAGAAATCGACACTCATATTATTGCTCTTATAATGTAATTCTAATAATTATTTATAAGATGCTATTTTTTGCCGCCCTTGTTTAGCCTTTGCTTAATACTTTCCAAGTCATCCTGTGACAAAATGCGTAATGCTTCTTGTGCCTTTGTATTTCCATAGCCAAAATATTCTTTTACGATCTCGATGTTCTCTTCCTTTTCAGGCTTTAGCCATTTATTAAAACGCTTCTTTTTTCGGACGAGATTAATTAGGAAATCATATTGCATTTTGTTTGCAATGTGTGGACGAGAGTTCATTTCATTAGCCGCGATTACTGTGTCGGGACCATAACTCATAGCCTTGTTTACAATAAAAGGATTGTATTGTTTTTCAGACCAGTCATCTACAATAAGAGATTCTTTTGTGTAGTAGATGCTGTTAGCAAAGTCAAACGGACTTATAGCTTTTTTCTTTTCCTTAAAGTCTTCCTCAGTATGTTCTTCTTTAGGAGGACCTAGTTCTTCTAGGAAGCCACTCATTCTTTGAACTCAATGTTCGCCATAATTTCAGTGAGGCAAGCAGTCAGATTAATCTCTTGATCTGCAACAAAAGCCGCTTTGTATTGATAATCCGCGACCAAGAGAACAAGTTGAGGAACCTGTTTTACTTTGTCTATCAACGTATCATAAACTTTACGATATACAGCCTGAGGGTCACTATCTACGTTAGACGTAACCCATTGACGCATCTTCTTCCAGTCTTTGTCACGCAGAGCATCAATAAGGGCCTTTGTATTAATCTCTGACAAGTTACTAAGTATGCCTTCATCAATAACCCCACCAACGCTGTATCGTTGCAATTCATTTAGAACACGCCTATAATCAGGAAAGTGTTTCATCAATAGTTCTGCAAGGACTTTGTTATTGTATTCTACACCCTCATCTTGTAAAATCTCCATCATGCGTCTGTGAAATTTTGTAGCCATCTTTTTCTTCTGACCATTCACTAACTTAAAGTCCACCACAGTAGTTCGACTATGCAATGGAGCAATGATACGATTCTTAAAATTACAAGTGAAAATAAACCTACAGTTTTTAGAGAACTCCTCAATGAAAGCCCTCAGTGCAGGTTGTGTAGAATTAGGATTTAGATAATCTGCCTCGTCAAGAATAACAACCTTAGGCTTGCCTTCAAAAGATACAGTGCTGGCAAAGTTCTTTATCTTAGTTCTCAGGACATCAATACCAGACTCTTCGGAACCATTAATGACAATGTAATCACATCCTAGTTCAGTACACAGTGCGCGGGCAACAGTAGTTTTACCTGTGCCAGCGGTTCCACATAATAACATGTTAGGAATCTCACCAGATGCTACAAACTTTTTGAAAACATCAACAGTCGCCTCAGGAAGAATACACTCATCAAGTGTTTTCGGACGATACTTTTCGACCCACAGAAACTCTGTGTCAGCCATAATTCACCTCATACATAATATAAAAGTAGATATTAACCCATTTTAACTTTGGAGTCAACACCTTCTTCCAAGTTTAGGGAGAGTTGAACACCCCCTGATTGCCAATCCTCACCCTTCAAAAATGCAAGAATATTTTGTGGTGACGAAACACCATAAGGGTCATCGGAAATATTACTACCAAAGCCTGGCTCGATAAATGTTTGTTCAACATTCATTTCCTCACCGACAATAACAGCATAACGCCATGAACGCATACCAAAGCCAAGATTATCTTTCTTAACATCCATGTCCATAGCGGCAGTAAAAATACCTGAACCATCAGGAATAACTTTTACATTTTCAAGACCCTGATCCTTTGCCCATGCGTTCATTACAAAAGCATCATTTACTGATAAACAATAAATTTGGTCAATACCCTGTTCCTGAAACTCAGGAAAAAGTTTTTCAAAGTCAGGGAGTTGATATGTAGAACATGTGGGTGTAAAGGCACCAGGTAGTGAAAACAGGATGCTACGTTTACCATAAAACAAATCCTGTGTTGTTACAACTTTCCATGTAAATGGATTATCACCCTCGATACTGTCATCTCGAACACGAGTCTGAAACATAACATTGGGCAATCTGGTTGCGAAAGGGGGCATTTTTTTCTCCTAAATTACAGAGCTAGGTTCAAGTGCTAGCCAATACTGCAAATCGTTAGATTTATTTGTCAAGTGCATAAACTTCTTTTGACTAAGAGTCACAGAATAATCACCTGGAATAACTTTAAAGTTTTCAATTGCAAGACGACAATCAAACTCAAGACTACTTTCACCAATTACATGCCGGAAAGTATTACTACGAGGAGTTGCCGGGTCACCTACTGAAAGTGTTACCTTGCCATCTTTTGCAACCACACTAAGCATAGGGGCGGCGACAACCGAGGCAGCTTTCATAATCATACCCACTTCATTTTCAGTAAGTTCAAATGAATAGTGTTTATCAACTTCAATAGTTTTGTCG